ATTTGCTTGTTTTTGAGCTCTGTTTATCACTTTATTGTAAGTGGGGACAGCCATCGCGGTGAGTGTCCCCAACAATACAATAGTTACGACCAACTCTGCCAAAGTATATCCGGCTGAGTTATTCATTGTTAGACTCCTATAAGTCTGCTCTAGAACCAACTGATCCTACATCGGCATTATCTCCCGTTTGAGTACCGGGATCATATGACCAACCATGACGTGAATTGTCATTACGTTGATGTGTGATTGTTGAATCACTAGAGTTATAAGTCCATTCTCCATCTTCATTGGCATCTTCATTAGCCGTTGAATATTTCTCTGGTTTCTTGGATAACGCATCCCACGGATTCGTTGGCCAAGACCTACGACCATTGTCAATTAATTGTTCTACAGCATAGGTTTCTAAACCAGCTTTGATAGAAGATATTACTGCTTCTTCTGCCGCTTCTTCAGCAGCCTCAACGGTTGAAGCGTATCTAGGAATAGCGACAGCAGCGAGAATACCTAAAATGATTGTAACCATTATTAGTTCAATAAGAGTAAATCCTTTATTATTCTTCATTGTCATTCTCCTTCCACCAATTACGGTGTTAATACTTTATGAAGTTCTGATGGATTTTCAGCATCAGCTATAATCATACAAGGTGCTTGAGCGTCTGAACCACTACCTGACCCTGGAATCACAAGATAAATGTAAGCACCATCCTGAAACGGCGATTTAATTCCTTGATTACCAAAGTTTGATTTCATATCAGTTGCACCATCTACATCAAATTCAACATCAAGTTGATGTGTAGCTGAAGCTCCTGTACCTAACATACTCATCCAACCACCTGCAAGTGCATCTTCATCTGTTAGAGATGTTGAAAACACATACACATAGTCATCTAATGTTGATGTATATGCAGTTTGGTTAGCAAGAATAGTTTCTAAATAGGTTTCCAATGCAGCATCTGTAAGAGTGCTATCTGGAAGATCAAATCCACCCACTTTAGAATCGTACTTAGATTGTCCTGGAAATCTTCCACGACCTTCTTCAGACACTTTAGCGTTGTAGAAGTTGTTAGCCGCTGTCTTGATTTTATCAAGAGTAGCGATTGTTTGTTTAGCTTTAGCACCATCACCAACACCACCAAATTTTGGTGCGGCAGTTGAAGCCAAAGTACCCATCATTGCAGTAACAACGGCAAATTCAGCAAGTGAATTACCAGCGTTACTCTTCAGTTTTTTCTTTAGGTTTTTGAACATTTCAGTTCTCCTCATTAGTTATTAGTTACACCTATATAATACAATAACTATACCACAATTACTAATAATCAAAAATATCTTAAAAAATGTGAAAATGTGTGATTTTTATCACAAAATAACCTCAAATGTAACTTTTTGATAATAACTATTTGTTACATGTGTATCATTAGAATACATCCCCAGCCTTGACTTCATCGATAGCTGATTTAATATCACCAGAAGTACAATCGACTTCACCATCCATATCTGCTTTCCACACTTCCTTCTTTGAACCATCGTGAAATAAAGCTATAGATGGATAATTTCTAATTCTCAATTTCTTAATAACCTTTCTTAAATCAGATGAATGAACTGAGTATATTTGAGCATCTTCATAACCCTTTACTCCTTTCAAAATAGAATCATCTAAATCTTTTTCTTGATAATTAGAAGTAAATATGACTACTGCAAACCCGCTTCCTATTTTATCTTTAAAATTCTTATCAGTAACTTGAGCAGTTAATGTCGATAAGAAAAGTATTAATCCAATTAAGTATCTCATAACTTATCTCCTATTTCTTGTCCCGTTTCCGCTTTTCAAGGTCACGTATTTCTTTTTGTAATTCCTTTATAGTTTCTTCCATCTCTTCAATTGTTTCATATACTTCATCCATATCTTCTTGTAGAGTGCCAACGTTTTCCTTATATTGTTCAAAAGAGCGAGGCCAGTTATATCCTTCTGGTCTTGATGGATATTCTTGTTGATATAAACTTTCTAAACTCGGTAATTCTTTTGCTTCTTGAATTTCTCCTTGTAATGTATACCACATTCCAATTAAAGATGCCATTCCCATTCCAACTCCTATCATAGTCTGTACTGATAATGTAAACTTAGTATCTAATACTTTATCCTCACTTAATTCGATTGGTTCTTTTTTCTTAGGTTCTATCTTTTCAGCAATCACTTCTTGATGTTCTTCATGACCATTTTCATCACCAGCTCTCATAACAACGTCTGTTATATCATCAAGCGTACAGAATCCTTTATCGACAAGTATCTCACCAAGTGACCTTTTATCACCTTTAATTTGAGCTTGTAAAGCTTGATTCAATTGTCTTTTTGTGATTATATCTTCATCACAAAGTAATTTTCCTATTTTAATATCTCCGTTCAATTTTTATCTCCCATATGGGTTTAATGGTTTACCTTTATTTTTCTTTAACCATTTTTTATGTTGAACTGCAGTTCGACCTTCTGTTTTCCATCTTTCATTAAGTTTGCGTCTTTTAATTTTTCTATCTTTTGCAGTTCTGTTTGGCATTTAGAATCCTACAAACTGATAGTTTAATCCAAATTTAAAATCATATGCTGGCCGTTCCCAATAATAAAGATAACGACCTTCAGCAAACACACCTAAGTTGTCTTGTATCTTTACACCAAAAATTGCACCAAAGTCATAATCAGTCCAAGTATGAGCCATACCAGCTTCTGAAAATTTAAATCTAGATGGATCACCACTTCCATCTCCTATAAGAGCAACACATTTATCACATTCTTTTTTACCATCTAAATGATTATGATAATGCATTGCATTATGATAAGAATACTTATCATGCCCATAGTGATAAGGTAAAAAATTACCCCAAGCATGCACCCACCAATTATCAGCATAATGATAATAATCAACACCAAGTACTAATGATGTTTCTCTCTGATATCCTAAATCTTTCTTTACACCACCAATATAATTTTCTAACATACCTGGAAAATGATATAAGAAATACTCTCTATCAGTATAAGCAAAAATTCTTCCATTATCATCTCTCCACAACCAATCATGCCCCCAATATTCTCCACCTTCGTTCCAGAAAGGACCATCACCCTCTATTGGTACAAGGTCACCTGTTACAGGATCTAATTCATAAAGTTCTTGATGTATCCAATTACCATCTTCATCAATCATTGTTGGATCAAACCACATATTATCATCAATACCAAAAGCATCTTCTGCAAAGTTCCACCATTGTCCTTTATACCAAGTAGTATCAAGAACCATAGCGTCAAATCCATATACTGGATGTTGTCTATGTTTAGCACCAACACTAAATGTTAATTTATCATCTAAAATTGGTGGTGTCCATTTAAATCTTAAATCACCTTGTCCATATTTAATATCTTCTAATCCCAACGCTGTCCAACCAACTTTTGCAATCATCCAATCACCAATGTATCTTAACCAATATTCTTGATTAACATATTCATTACCCCATTGGCGACCTTCTGACCATTTAATTAAATATTCCCACCCCTTGACAGGACCAAGTGTAGCAGTTTCATTTGCATTTTGTTCTGAACCATCGTACCAAGTTCCACCATTACCAGCATTTTTAACACCACGTTTTGGTTCGTATTTAAATCTACCAATTTTTCTTATCCCAAAAGATTTTTGAAAATCAGCTTTTAACTCTCTTTCATCTCGTTCAACTACTAAATCACCTGTGGATAAACCACCAACTATAGCAAATTTATCATCTTGATATCTTGGCGCATTTAAACTAAAACTTGCATAAGCTGTGGAATACTTAACAAAGTTTAATAAAAAATCTTGTCCAAACAAAGATGAGGTCAATAGTAGACCCATTACAAATTTCTTTAACATCTGTTTTCTCCTAAATAGTTTTTATATTATTTTGCTCCAAAGACTTTGGAAAAGAAACCTTTTTTCTTCTTCTTTCCTTTTCCGGCTTTTTCGCCTTTTTTCTTTTTTTTCTTTTTCTTTTTCTTTACTTCTTCCATCCCAGCACTAAAATCCATAGCAGGAGCTGGTGTTGCAGATAAGAATATAAAAGAAGCAAGAATAAGTTTAAGTAAATTTTTCATTTTATTTCTCCATTGTTTATATTAATAAATATTCTAATAATCCATTCTTACAAAAAATTTCATAGGCATTTTTGTCGATTTAGGTATAACTTTTGAAAGTTTAGCTATACCCATTAAATTTTTATCATCATCATATAACCCAACTTCTGATATATAAGTTGGAAATAAACTTGATGTCAAACTATCTTTTAAATTACCACCGGCTCCCCCTTTAAAAATAGTTACATTTTCAGTAAAATTCATTTCATTTGGTTGAACACCACATGCCCATTCATAAGTTGTCAAATCACGAGTTCCTTGATACTGAACTGTATAATCACCAGAAGTAACATCTGAATAATTAACACTTCCATTAAATGAAGCAGTTTCAGTTATACTAAACACACCTATATCATAAAAAATATTACCAACATAATTATCCGAAGATGATAAAGCACTAACAGATTGGGAAAAAGTTGCATTAGTTGAATAAAGATTTCCATTAGAATCATCTATAATTTTTATAGTTGATGCAGTCGAACTATCAGTTAATGTAAACGAACCTCGTTTTATTTTATCCCCAAATTGAGATTGTGGAATTGATATCAATGACCCAGTTTTATAAAACTTATTAAAAAACATTTTATCATTATTAAATTTATTTCCTACTGTTGGATAAGAATTAAATTTAGGATTAGAACCTACTAAATCAGAACCACTTAAATAAAAATTTATACGAGCGAAATGATAATAACTTGCAGAAGTAGAATTATTAGATGCCGATAAAAACTGATACCGTGATAAATCTGATTGATTTAACTTGTAAGTTTTATGAGCTGTAAACTCATAAACATTTTGATGTTCGGTAGTAAAATTCTTAAACATTCCATAACATTAATATGTTAATCTTACCTTTATAATTGCCTCTGAACTAAAATTCTTTTCTAATGGAGCACTAAGTTTACCAACAGCCATCAAAGCGCCAGCAGCATCATAAAGACCAACTTCACTAATATAAGTTTGTGGATTATTCTGCATATCTGAATGTCTTATTTCAAAATTTGAACCACTCCAAAAGGTATAATTTTCAGAATAATTAAATTCATTTGCTTTAGCTCTACAAAAATAATCGTAAATATATTGATTTTCTTCAGACCTAAGTGTTATACTACCAAGTGATAAAGCTCTTGTAAGTTTCCATGCATTATCAACAGCATCAGCAACTCGCGTATCTGGTGCTAATCCATTATGTTGACCAACATCTCCACTACCACTTTGAATCCATCCCGATGACCCTGGCAAACTTCCAGAAACTTGAGCAGCACCTAAAACAAATAATCCAGCATCAGGATAAAAATGACCATATTCAGTACTCGTACTCTGTACACTTCCAGCAGAACCAGAATAAATAATATATTTTTCTCCAAAAGGAGCAGCTGTTGGATCAGTCGTTTTGCTATTATCTGTTAAAGATAATGAATTACCAACACCAGCCGTAGTTGAACCAGATAATGTAATAGTCCATGTTCCCGGATTCAACCTATCTTTCATTTGAAGTCGTTCTGCAGCTATCATATAAGCATCAGATGCTGTAGCACTATTAATTATCCAACCAATTTGATCTCTTAATTTCGTTCTATCATTTTCAGTAAAATTATAAAATTGTTTATAAACTGCTTGAGTTGTACCTTCTACAGTTGTAGATTGTTCTGAACTTCCACTACCTGCTATATGTCCATAGGTACACGAAAAATGATCTTTTGAATTAAATTGTATATTATAATAATAATTTTTTTGAGCTGTAGTTAAAGATGAAGTTGTATAATTTGAACCGGCCTTTACACCAGCCCCGCCATCAAAAAAACCATCTGTTACTACAACATTAGTTGAAACAACATCTTCATTAAAATTAAAAGGTTTCATATCTTTTTATTCCTTAACTAGTAGTAGCAGATAACGATGCATCACTATTTTGTTTAACAGTAACAGAAACAGTAGCTGGAGCAGCTCCACCGGCTTCCAATTCAACATTTATAGTTCTAGTAATATCTCTAGTTATTTCAGAGGTTGTTGCATTCAATGATAAAGCTGTACCCACATAACTTCTTTTATCAACATCAGCAGCAGTAAAACCATTACCAACATCTAGTGAAGGAACTTCTACCGTCAATCCTCTCATATCTAAAACAGTAAACCTAAAAGTTTTACCTTCTACTTGTTCACCAGCACTAAAAACTAATGGACTAATAGTAATTGCTTGACTATTTCCACTACCAGCTCTTTGTATTGTTTGTGGACTCACCACACTAATCCAAGCAAAATTTTGTATTCCCCTTTGGCCTGTCCCATAAAGTTTTGATCTCATAAACACATCATCATCTGGAACTGCTTCCAACATGGGAAGTGAAGTTATAGCACTACCATACGAATCTGAGCCTGACGGATGGTTTGAATTATATAAAGTATAATCAACCCCCGTATCACCAAATGCATATTGAGTAATTCCAAGAGGTTGTCCCTGTCTTAATTTGTCTCTACCTAACTTAGTTAAAATGGCATCTACAATAACTGTATCACTGTCCAATATTCCCATATCAAATATCCTTATTTAGTAATAAATATATCCAAAAAAATTTTTCTTTATTTAATATCCCTTATCACTTTTAATCTCCTCTTCGTATCTGAACCACCAACTTGGATAGTATACGCAGAACTTGAAGGTTGTGTATCTAATCCCAATGGATCCTTTGTAGATGGACTACCATTATGTTGAGTTCCTTTGTAAATTAAATTATTCAAAACATCTTTACTTGTTCTCGCATGAATATAATGATTTGATGGATAAAATATCTCACCATTTGAAGAACTAAAAAATCTTGTCCTACCAACCATCCTCCCATCTTTAGGTGCATTTCCTGTAATTCCAGCACCAACTCCAAAATAAGATGCATAAGTATATCCACTATTCTGATCAACAAGATGTCTATTTTGAAATAATCTATAATTATCATGAATACTGGCAGAACCCATGAAAACTTCTGTATCGCCTATAGTTTTAAAAGTATACCTTGTTTCGTATTTATAAGTATTATAATCTCCGTGTACTCCTTGTTTTGATGATTTAAAAAATCTATTATTACTCGCAGTTCCATAATTTTTTGCAATATCATTTTTCCAACCCAAGAAAACACGAGTCATATCATTACCACCACCAACTTTTGGTACAACTTTATAAACTGGTTGTCTTGCCGAATTGGATGTATCTACCATAGATACTGCCGTACCACCACGTATATTTTGATATAAACCACTTGTTGTAACTCTATTATCCAATATAATTGCAGTAGAAGTTTTATATTTTTCATTAGCCGTTGAAGAAACACTTGGTTCATCCCACTTATCTGCATCTATAGTAGCAGTTTTATAATTTTGATTTGCAAATGACGTAATACTTGGTTCATCCCACTTATCTGCATCTATAGTAGCAGTCGCATAATTTGGATTTAATTTTGTCTGTACTTTTGCTCTTTTCATTTTTGATCTAAACAATATATCATTCTTAACATCATAAGAAAAATCAAATTTTGTTTTAGCAGGAGTTAATGTTTCTAAATTTTCCATTACCGCATTATTAAGTAGATTTTCAACAGCACGTTGATTATCTACAATATTAACAGAAATATTTGAATCTTGTATTATACTTTTTCTCAACTTTAATAAATCTTGATACGTCTCTGTTAAATCTTCATCCGGATCTCCTATAAAATCATCTATTTTAAAATCAGGTAACATATTCATAATAAGAGAATCAATAACATTCACATAAGATATCTCTCTACCATATCTATTTGAAGCAACTCTTTCTACTTTACCAACAGAATCCTCAGGCTCAGAAACTATATCTACATCCGGATTTAATTGTCCTACCGATGTCAACTTTGGTGTTAAATTAGTTTGATTATCATTTGGTACTGAATCAGTTCCTTTTACAGTTAATTTATAAAAAGTTTGTTCAGTAAGAACAGCTCTTGGATTAAAATTATTACTAATAGATTGTGATGATATATTAAAAGTATAATCTTTAATATTATTTGAATTAGCATCATAAATTTTTAATGATCCTGAATTAGGTGATGTATTCCAATTAGCAATTCCTTCATCCAATTTATATCTATAAATTAAATCAGCAACCGATGATGAAATCTTATTACCTACAATACTTTGATAATTAATAACATGTTGTTTAAATTTAGACATACTAACATAACTGTCCCAAGCCCTTACTTCAGCAATCGAGCCAGTTAATGTTTCTCCAACAAATAAATTTTTACTTGTCATAGCAGACGATGTTATAAAATTTTGATTAGTAAAAGAACCAGTACTATTTAATTTTCCAGCAGTCGAATCATGTGAAGACATACTAATAAAATTAACATCTTTGATTTTATCATCATCTTTACGAGCTACAAACATATGATAAGATTGAGAAAAATCACAATCCCCAAGTGCATTACTTGCAGTAACAATATTTCTTTGTACCATTACATTAAAAATATTACCACCCATTATATTATCAATATAAGCAGTTGACATAGAAATATGATTTGTACCAATAGCACTTGATACATTCTTTTTATAATTTAATCTAAATTCAATCTTCCCTTTTGTATTTGACGAACCAGATGGGATTACTCTCAAATCCCAATAATCATTAGAACCACTTGACCTTAATAATGTTTGATTATTAGTTGATTTATTTGTATTAAATAAAAATTCTATTCCATTTGGCTTAGCATCATTTGTCCACCAATCAATTGCCATAGAACTAGACCCATTAAAATTTGTCAACCAAAAAGGAGATATTTCTTTTACATATGAAACATTACCTTTTATATTTTTCATTCCTTCTAAAAAGTTAGCAGAGTCATTTGTTATTATAGTTGGATTGTGATCTGCAACAGAACCACCATACTCTCTCATTCTAAAAGAATTTGCATCAAACCCATATAAATTCAATAATGAACTTATTGCCTGAGTTGTTCCTTTTGCTTTATAAACATAAATTAAATTATTTAATATTTTTTTCCAAGTAGCATTTATTGCTTCCTGAATGCCGGCACCTTCACCCAAATTACTTGAAATATAATCATTTAATGAACTACCGGAATATGGACTTAACACCTTCCAACCTAAAGAATCTCCTAAGATTGGTAATAAATTATCCGGCATAGAACTTGGATTCTTATACCCTAACTTATAAAAATTATGATAATTATCAATATAATTTCTCAATAGGTCAAACTGTTCACCTAACATATTAACAAATTTTCTCAATACTTCATGATCAGCATCAGTTCGTAAAAAAAATGGTAAATTATTTACAAACGAATGTATATTATCATTATCATAATTGGATGCTGATGTTATTAAACCATCATACCAAGTATTCCATTTACTAGAACCAGCATAACTACCAGACGGTGGTCTATAAATTGAAGAAAATGGATGAACATCTGTTGGATTATTATATGAAACATGTACATCAGTAAAAAATACATTACTAGAGTCTTGTTTGCCAACAACTACTGGAAATAAATCTCCTTGTGGCATTACAGAAGCAGTATTAGAAGTAAATGTTTGTCCTAAATTATCTTTATCCAAATAATTTGGAAATAAATATGGAGTATGCTGTCCAGATGAATCCTTTATTCCATAAGCATATCCATCACCAGCACTACCACTTATTGAAGCAGAAAGTACATTATTAGATCCAGATAAAACTTCAAATGTAACAGTACCTACACTATTTTTCCAAAATGAATGTAGTGACATATTAAATATATCACCGAGCATTTGGTCATCATTCAATGGTCTCCAATACTCTTGTTTTCCTTTAAAAATATATCTTTGATAATGAGATCCAGTAATAGTTGAATTTGATATTTGAGAGAAATCTAAAGAACTGCCACTACTATATGCTTCAAATGGTATTCTCCTATTTCTCCCATAATCATAATTTTTATACTTAGTATTTCCAAAACTTACATTAGCATCACCACCACTTATATGTAAATTAAATCCACTATTTGGTGAATCGGCACTACCAGTAAATCCCTTTGCAATAAATGATAGATATACATCATCATTCGTATTATAAAATGGTGGTTCTTCTACATTATAAATGTCTGTAAACAGATGTAAATAAGTTGAAGCACTTGATGATTTATGATATACAGTATCAAACCCTTCTGAGTTATTAATTTTTGTAAAATAATTGTTACCTGGTTTAACTACTTTATTTATAAAATTTACTCCAGCCAAATTTGATCCAAGACCTGGCGCAGATGCCGTAGAATAATTTTGATTATCATTATATAAAAAATATTCATATGCAGTAAACTCGTCCTTTACATTATTTATCTTATTAAATAAATCTTTACGACGTAGAATTGTATGTTTACTGCTACTAAAACTTAATGAAGATGACAACTCGTTATAAAGTCCTTCAAGTTTTACCGCTTTATCTTTAAAGTTTTTTAATTTTTGTTCTGCTGAACCAAAGAACGTATGATTTGAAAATTTTGAATAATCAATATTAAGATTTCTGTCCTTTTTCGCTCTTTGAAAATCTTTAATTACACTTAAACCCGACCCTGAAATTAAGTCATTATAATTTGTATAACTATCCGTACCTTCTACTGGGTCTGTTATATAACCTTCATCAATCTCCAATCCTTTACCTGATATAGCAAGTTTTTCTCTATCAATAAAAAATATATCTTCTTCTTGTGAACCTAACCACTTATTAGAAATATAAAAATCAGTTGATAATGTGGAAATATCTCCAGGTAATGATGTATTTAATTTTAAAATTAATGTGCTTACACCACCAGTTACAGTATCAAAAGCATAAGAATTTATTGGAATTAATCTACCCTGACCTAATTCTAGGAACGAATTAAAAGTATATGATGTACTACCACTTTCAATTAAAAAATCGTCAGCAATACTACTACTTACTTCGCCTTCACCTACCGGATGATGACTTAACCTTACTTCTTTTCTTGTAGGAGATATTTCCGATATATAAAAAGATTGTTCTTCATATCTTATAATAAAATCAAATCGTAAAGTATAATTACCTTCAGTAAAATTCTCAGTATCTAATAATTCATTTGGTCGTAAAAATAAATTTCCATCTTTTACATAATATTCTTCACCCACCTTTAAAATATAATCACCTAAAAAAGTACCAGCTTCACTAAAAACAGATAATTTTATTTTATACATATCATTCGTTAAATCAGAAGGTAATGTATAAGATGACCCTGAAATCATATTACGTGTATCGTTGCTATAATTTGTTATTATTTCCATTTAATTAAAATGCCTGTTCTTCTGACCAATCTTCAAGTAAAGGAGTTTGCATTATTCCATCTTTCCGAATAGGTTGATTTTTTTCTTTTTTAACCTCAAAATCTCCAATTAAAATTCCTTTATCTTTATTACCCACGGTATTTGGTATTGTTAAATATTCCATTTTTTGTGGATTAATTTCTATCATACAATTTTGTTTTAATTCGGAATCCCCATCATTTATAAATATGTCGGTAGTCTCACTATTGAATTTAACTATATCATCTTCTCCGTAAAAACTTCCTGAAAAATTTGGGAATTTATTTGAAATGACTTTATCTTTTTGATCATCGGTCATTAAAAAATCATAAATATCCGACGTTCCCTTAAATATTCTAATTGTACTTAAATCTACATGTCCGGGCGATTTTCCATACTCACCACTTGTAACTTTTTCAACACTATCTAAAATTGTTTTTCTTTGTAAAAAATCATCTTTAGTATAAACTGCATCTTTAGCAATTTTTCCCACCGACTTACTATATTTGGAATTTTCATCTAACCCACCTATAATTGCTTCTCGATCCTTTAATGGTAAAAAGTTAAAATCAGTTCCACCAAATATTTCAAAATCTTGAGTCAATAAAGTACCATCATTAATATTAATATTTTTTGTTACTAATATTGTTTCATTTAAAATAGATAAATCCTTTATGTATCTATAAACTATTATTTTTATACTTTTGGGTCCAGGAGTAGAATAAACATGACTAGATAAATTCAATTCACCATCAACCATTATTGGTTTTGAATAAATTAACTGAGATTGATTAAGTCGTTTCATATTAAAATCATTATATCCAGGATATTCTTCCATTTCATATAATTGAAAATACGATGTATTTAAAAAGGCATCATCACTTAATAAAATTTCTTCATCCCCCCACTGGACAACTTCATAATAATAAACACTTTCCTCTGGTGACCTTGAATCTTCAAGTATTTCCGTTAAGTTGGCCGAACCGGAATCAGTATGTATTGTATAAAATAAATCAATTAATTCCGAAGCATTTCCGGCGGTAACACTATTATCAAAAGATATTACACCAAAAAGATTTATTCCAACATTAACTTTAACTGGATAAGATGTATCAGTAAATTTATCTTTTTCTAATTTAAAATCATAATAAAGTAAATTATTTTCTTCTTCTGTAAAACAAGAAACTTGAAAATCAACTGGATCTATTTCTCTATTTGTTTCTATAAGTGGAAAATTACGAGTATAAGAAGGATGTCCCCAAGATTGTAATAAATCAAGATTCGGAGGGTCGTGAAGTAAGCCAGGAACGGTTCTCAACTTAAAAGCATAAATATCTTCTGATGGTTTCCTTTCTATCGTAAAACTTTCACCTGCACCTGCAGCCCACCCAGCGGGTGCATCTGGATCTGCCCACACAAGTTGTGCAGTCGCCTCAACTGGACGACCATCATATAATACACTATCCTCAACCTGAATTGATTCACCCAAAATATTTTCAGTAGGTATATCTAATGTAACTTTAAAATAATGAAAGACTTTTTCAGTAGTCGAACTATCATCGTGATAGAATACCTGATGTGACCTATTAAGAATTTCATCGAGTGATTCCTGAACATCATCTTCAAATTTTATTCTAATAGGAATTTGATGTTCATCCAAACTTTCATCAAAGTTATCATTTTGTAGTATAAATCCATCATTTTCACTAAGTATAGCTGACATAGACATATAATTATTTTCTAACCATTCTATTGTTGATTCTCGTTCATTCACGCTAGGAGATGAATATAGGTCTCCACTAACAAATGGTTGAGTATCCGGATTCCCCAGATCACTAATAGAATACATAGACTCAAATTTAACTTCTGTTATATCACCAGTTGGGTCATATGACCAGGGGTCATCTGATTCCCTTACTATTCGTTGATAAAAGAATTTCATTTGACCTTTACCTTCTAAAGTTATCCGTATCGGTCTACCTGCATACCCACTTTCTTCATCAAGTAAATCAGCAACACTAGATAAAGGTGAAAAAAAGGTTCTATTATTTTTTACAATAGAATTCCAATTGCCCAAAGAAAACTTTTCTAAATCAACATCAGTCCCAAGTCCAAGTTGATCTATTGTACCATCAGGATAAATACCAGGTTTTAATAACGATGGATATTCATTATATTTTGTATAACTCATTAGAATGCCTGCTCTCTGCTGTCTCTACTAATGACATCTGGATAAGCCATAGATGACTTTTCTATTCTTAAACTATCATTCAACTTAACTTCATAATCAATATTATATTGCATATCAAATATACCTGTAAGATCAATCAAATCATCAGTAACGGTTTGATTGAAATCTATATTCATAATTAATTTTTCATTATCTTCATTTACATTTGTTATTGGTGCTAATGATGCACTTCCATATGAAGTTTCAACATTGACATCCTTTTCAAAACTTCCAAATATATCTATTCTTGGCAACACAGGATAATACCCATTATCCCATTTTTGAGTTACATCTTCATTTATAATTATTTCTTTGTATGGAGTTCTCGGTACTTTAGAACCTTTCGTAGGATCAGGATTATCTCTAACTGAAATACCAACCAAATCTTGAAAAGTATTATCTTTTGGTACTATATTTTTCCAATAAAAATTATTTCCTGGATTATCACTATCATCATTTTTAAATCCTAAATGTTTCTCCATCGATCTAACACCCTTATACATTTTTGTTGACGCCATATCTATATCAACTAACGATGTATTTTTAAATGAATCAAAAAATCTTTTGTCTATAAACCCATTGTGTATTATATCATTATTCTCATCAACAATTGAGCCAGAATATGCATTTATCATATCCCTATAATCATCTAACATGTTTTGTGAATCAAACTTACTTAATGTATCTAATAAATGTATCTTATCAATTTCATTAAAATCATCAATAACCGATGATTCTCTTGGTTCTTTATTAATTGGATCATACCCAGCCAAATTATAAAGTGTCTTTCCAAAAGAAGAGTTTTCAGATATTCCGCCTATCATAGCAAAATTATTAAAACTATACATTCCATTTTCATAATTATTTGATGGATTTAACAATAAATTTGATTCAAATTTTTCCCACCATGATACATATTTATTTTTATTATCCCAAACAAATATTACACCACTTATAGTATAGAAACCTGGTTTTTCATATACGTGTTCAAATAGTGATAACTCTTCCACTAACTTTGGTTCTGACATGAATTCTTTTTCACTACCATCACCCCAATCCAAACTTGTTAAATACAATCCACTACCTGGCTCATCAGGCCAATATAATGCAAATTGTTTTAATACTTCATTATTTTCCCATCTATTACCAAATAAATTTATATTACCTTCACTTGTTCTTCCAGACGACCTCAATCCAAATTTCAATTTTACTTTACCTTCCGTCGCCGACTCGTACTTATCACTTTCAAGTTTTTTATCATAATATTCATTTACTGGAACTACTTCACGAGTAGTTAAATTTCTAACATACGGTAATGTTTCAACTGAAAAATAATTGTCAGCTTTCGTTGAAACAGTAGGTCCATCTGGTGTATCCATCAGCCTACCAAATGCAGTTCTAACTTCCCCATCAAAATTCTTTGGGTTTATTTGTGAATCTTGTGTTGTTCTATCAAATGTTATATTTTCCCAAAAATCTCTATTATTTAATGTATAAGTCCCAAGTGGAAAACGACCATCTCGTTCTTCAAAAATAGCCGATGAACCATTGGAAGCTGGACTATCTGGATTCAATACTGTTAAATCTCTACCTTGTTTTGGTTCAAATACTAGTCGCAACGGAGCGGAACTAGCATAATTATCTGTATAAGGTCCAACAGATTGATTATAAACAAAAGCTTCTAATGCTAATGTTTGTTGAAGTACTGCCTCTAAATTAATATTTGTTAACAGATTAACTTTTATTTCAGGTACATCAACTGAACCTTCTACGATAAACTCCACGTCTCCCGCCCATTCTACAAACTCATAACCGTAAGAAACAATTGCCTCAACATCAGTAATTCCCGTTGGGAGTGGATCACTTGATCCCCCAATTACACTATTATTATCACTTGGAGTTTCACCAGTATCAGAATCAATTATGGTGTAATTAGTAGTTAAATAAAATGGACCACCCGCATTAACTCTTAAATCAAAGGATGTATCAACATCTAACATATTAAAAGTTATAGGATTGGATGTACCATCAAAACCAGTGTTCTGTTCAATAATATAAGAATCTCCACCGTACCATTCTACAAATTGATATCCTTCATTTAACTCAACACTTAAATTAACTGGTTCATTATGCACATAAGGAAGTGATTGGCCAAACTCAAAATCAATATTATTTTGCCCATAAACAAGTCCACCAAATCTTTCTTCTATTATGGCAAGTTGTTCCGCAGTAGTACCGCTTGGTATATTAGCAATGTCTAATTCCCCAACGGTAAATTGAAATTCATTCTCCCCCGCGCCGTCATCATCCCCGGTTGCTGGTTCGTAATTAGCCCTCATTCTAAGTATGCTGCCGACATAATCTTCTGGTATAGTAAACGTCTGACTAGGTAAAGTATTATCACCAAATAATTCTTGATTATTTTGCCAAAACTGACCATCCCAATGAGAAAAAGTATAATTCTGAACATCAGTTGAAGCATAAATAGTTATTGTATCACCCGTCACAAAAGTACCCCCACCGGTAAGTGTAACATCAATTGTAGAAGGTACTGAAGATAACACCACTTCAACATCATGTGGATCTACTGCTGTTGAAGAAAAATGAGCAGTAATATTTAAACCAGGATCAGAATCAAATGGCGAACCCATATATGGATAAGCAAACTGAATTTCGGGATTATTATCATCTCCCTGAAATAACATAAGCGGCTGTGGTGATAACGCTCCTGTGGGTTGCCAAACTAAATCGGACCAATGAGTAAATACATAACCAGATGCTGGCGTTGCTGTAAGATTAACAAGATCTACTCCAAAAGTAGGAGTTATATTCCCCCCACCTCCCACTTCTCCACCACCAACTGGGTTTATTGTTATGGCAACTTCACCCATTTTTCTACCCCTGTTCTAATGGAATATCAAACTTATCAACTTTATATCCACGAGCTCTTAATAATTCACTACGACTTATTGCTTCCACTTTACATTTTGCACCCAGTCCACTATTCGAAACAAAAAATGGTGTACCTTCATCATCTCCTATTTGAAATGTAATATCACTATTATCAGGTATAGTTGGATTAAATATATCAGCAAAATCAGTAGAACCTGGCGTCGAAGATAACCTTATCAACCATTGACTTTGATTTTGATTTTGAATTCGATTAATAGATGATATACCAGCTATATAATTAGTACCACCATATGTAATTTTTATTGCGCGGCCGATATACCGCTGTCTCGCTATTCCCTGAGACATTGATATGTCTTGCCAATGAGGTACTGTAATAGTAGATGTAAATGTTACTTGAAAGAAACTTACTGGTGCAGTGTAAATTGCATCACCTGTAGGTGGTGATGGTGCAACATCCAAATGATTCAACCAAAAATCTCTGTTGGTTAACATATTAGCATAACTTGAATCCGTAATTGAATCCCCTTCATTAATTGATGGATCATAAGTTGCACAGATAAAATACCATTCACTTAAATCATCAGTTGGTATTTGCAAATAATTATATTTGAAATGTGGATATTTTGGATACGGCAAACTGAAATGAGTATTCACTCTTGATTGATCTTGAATTCCAAAGTGACTATCATATAATTTATTATTTATATGATCCCAAACAACCAGCCTAACAAATCTTTCATAATCATCATTATCATTTTGTTCTGTAAAAGTTTCTAACCTAAATCCATATCTATCAAATGTAGGTGCATCTTCTCCTTTATATGGATTTCCAAAACTAAATAAAGTTCCCCCACCGGTCTTTCCTACAAATCTAACCCATTGAGTTATTGTAAATCCATCAGTAAGAAATGAATCACTTTTTTGAAATTCCAACTCTCCACCACTCATATCACGAATGATAATTGCTTGATTTGGTTTTCTTATTTTTAAGAATCCTTCTGATTTATTTTCATACTCAGGTCTTTCATCTTGAATTTCAGTAACAACATTATCAACATCACCGAGATATTGATTCAATCTATTTCTCATTGACTCAAGAGTTTTATCTTGATTCTGTGAACTTTGAGTAGCATCTTCATCAGTTCTTGTTATATACGCAGATGGATCATTTGGTGCGGTGCTTATCCTTGAAACATCTGTAATAAGTTTTTCACCAACCCCATCAAAATCAACGTCATCAAATACAGGAGCTCCACCTATCAAATCATTAAAATCACTAAAAAATTCATTTATATCATCTTGACGAGTTCTTTGATTTGGTAACAATTCAAATATACTCGTATCCAATACTTCTCTTGCTTTCTCTGGCTTAACTCTTTTTCCAGAAAGATTTGGAGTTGTTAGTTGAGATAAATTAAAAACATTCGTCCATTCAACATCGGGTTTAGGTTCATATAAAGCATCGGTAGCACCACTATCTACATAAAATGTATTATATGATGCAAAAGGTATTTTCATATTATCATTTTTATATCGCAACTCATATGTTGTTGATTCATAATAATATAAAGGATCATTATTATCATTTGTCTCGTCTGATGCAGTCCTATCACCAATAGTCGGTCCAACTATCGTTAACTCGTCATCTAAAAGATGATCAATATCTTGTGGCCCAGCCCCTGCTCCTCCAAATGATAAACTACTACTTATATCAGTTATAATTAAACTTAAAGTACCTTCATTAAAATCTTTTATATTCTCAGGTGTGTTTCTATCCTTCTTATAAAATACCAACTTTTCATCTTCACTTCTACCAGTAGTTATAAACCCATCTCTAATAGTTGTTTGTAAAGATTTTAAGTCTCCAATATCACTTGGTATTTCAGATAACGATGAGAAAAATGATTGATATATTTTATCAGCGAATGCCTCTCTAATTGTATTTTTATCAAAAGTAAAAGTGGTAACACCTACTGATACATCTGGGTCATATACTATTTTTGGAACAGTTATTCTTTCCGTATCAATACTTCCAGCAATAAAAGTTCCTTGATATGCAGTTCCAGTGACCCATTGTTGATCCGGATACTGAATGTAAGTATAATTGATCCTCCATTGACCAAACCCACCCAATATACTATCAGGAACAATTATTTTTCTTGTCACTACATTATTAACATTCTGGTCAACATATTGATATGGAACATTAATTTCACCTTCAAGTTGGTCAATTGTAATATTAAAATTATCGTAATCACTTGGGTCAATAGAACTAGCAAAATTAATAGGAGTTGGATAACCATCATTTTGAATTTCTAAATTAACATCAAAAATTGATTCAGAAACATGAGTTTCGCTATTATGTGTACGATAAAAAGCCATTATGACAAACTCACATTTAATGGTAAATTAACTGGAGGTAAATCACCTGTTGGTAAATTCAATTCATTTAAATAAGGTTCAATAAAAGAAATGGTTTCATAATTCATTTCACTTGCATTCAAAAGTACATCGTATAGTTGTTGCATATAAGGTGAATACGAAACTCTTGGTGCAACCCAAGTCAAAAATATCAAAGCACTTGGACCATTAAGTTTGAATGGTTCTCCTTCACTATGTAAATATTTTAATAATCTCCAAAATACCGGTGGTTTCAATATATCTATATTCACAAACTTATTTGATTCAAACCCTTCCCATCTACTATCTATAGCAACTTGATTTAAATTTGTTGCTATTTTTGCATTTGTAATATCAAACTGGGATAATATATTTTCTATACTACCCACCAATCTACTAATTATTTGTAATTTTACATTTGGAATCTCACTTGTTTTAGGTACTAAATTCCAACTATATAAAAATTTATCTTGTTGTATTTCTTGTAATTCTGGTTGATAAAACTCTACGAGATGACCCTGATTAATAAAATTAACTGCACCAAATAATTTATCTGCTGTTGGAAACCAAAAATCAATATCAGCATTTTGAAATTGAAGAGCATCACCCGATTGGACCACTCTCCGAAGATATCCACCACCTATAGCTCCATTATAGTTATTTATTAAATTAGAAAAAACAGTCAAAAAATTAGTTATATTTGGAACTCTTTCAACTAACCAAGTATATGGTTTTGTAACTATAAATTCCGCAAACTCATTTGACGGAGCAGTTGTAAGTGCTGGAAATTCTGCTAATCCTTCACCCAATCCATAATAATCAACTGTCATATCGTCTTCTTTTAGGATTTCAGGTAGTTGTCGAACAATTACTTTTTCCGGTACTATTTCATGATCCTCCCCCAAATCACCTGAACCGGCCATAATAGTTCCATCTTGATGAATATGAAATTTACCTACATATTCTTTACCTGTGATTTGAAACATCATTTCTCCAGGTAAAGCATTCAAATTAACTTGTACTATTGGATTTAATGGTTGTTCCTGTTGATGTCCTTCTTCAGTAAATAATGGTGGTGTAGAACCAAATTGAGCATTAGCATCAGTATCCTTATCACCTTTGGTTTTGCTACCTTTATCATGATATGGCATAATTATACCCTCAATATAAATTCAAAATCGTCGTCGTATATTATCCTTTGATCATCATTGTGATTTACTTGTATTAATATTTTATAAGCACGATTTGGTTCAAAACCATTTAAATCTTGTACAAAGTACGGAGATGTAGAATCACAACTCATAGAAGTATAAGCACTAAACGGAACAACTGATTCATTAGTTGCCATATCAATAATTGAATAAGATGCAGAACCTTCTGCAAAATAACTTCCACTTACAGTCTGTACTGATGTTGTAAAACTCTTATTGATATATCTTTTTCTAGCCCCAAATCTAAATTTAACTTGTTCCGTTTCTTTATACGCTTCTCTGAAATGTATTGGATAAACATAATTCTCTACCGTACCAGATAAATCTAATGCAGTTAAACTACCTGTATTTGAACCTGTTGCTGGTAGATGGTCGTCCCATTTTAATTCAATTTTTGGTGAATATATTGTATTGGTTTGTCTTGAAAAGAATTTTAAATCTTCGAAACTACCAGTTGATGTCTCTCTACTACCAGATAATCTTAATAGTAATCCATAATTATTATTTGTACCACCAAACCATTTCTTTGCAATAGAAGTTATATCCATATTAATATCTGGCGATTCGGCTGAAAAAGATTGTGTTACTTCATCCGATGCTATATAACTTCCACCAACAGTTGCCCACGCCACTTCGGCACCACCTGCTGGATATTGTCTATTTTTCCAACTAACCCCGTCTGTAGTTTTTGGATTATCCGACTCTTTACCAACACCCTCATCCCACGACTCACTAACTGGATAAGCGGCAATTTTATAAGTTTCACTTAATCCACTTGTTCCTTTAGTTTCCCAAAGTCTTAAATTGGTTTTATAAGATGGGTCTTTAGTGTATACATTAGATGAACTTATAAAATTTTCTATTTCGTCAGCATCAAATTTAATCAATAAACGAGTTGGATAATGAAAATCTCTATTCCAAAATACTTTCTTTAACTCAAGTACTTCATCCTGTCCAGTATTCTTATCTAACCAATCTTCACCAGTAATTTGATTTGAACCACTACTGATAAAAGCATCTTTGGTTGCGAAGAAAAATCTATGCATTAGATTACCCTCCCGTAAATATCCTTATCTGGATTTCTAAGTTCAAATACAGCAGGTGTTGCTGATGGTCTAACTACATCATCTACGGTTGCATTACCCATCTCATAAGCAAAACCATATCCTGATTCTCCGTTTGAAACAAGCGTTCCATCTCCTTGATAATAAGATAAAGTTCTAACAGTACCACCGGATGGATAATCTAATATCCCAGAAGAATTTTGAAATAATTTTAATGTTTTAATTCCAATGATTCCATCAAGACTTAAAATATTATATCTTAAATCACTTAAATTAATTGCCTGTTTAAATTGCATCTTTCCAACTTTAAAAAAATCTTTTATCACATCAATAGTTTCCAATTTAACATCTGCCGAATTAAATCGTCTATCATAATTAACTTCAAAATTAACTCCAAAATTTATATGATAACCAGAAAATGTAATATCATTCAATTCAAATCCAAAATCCAAAGCATCATTTATCATTCTAAATTGTTCTAAATAATATCTTAAATTATTCAATATTAACAAAGGAGTTTGTACTAATTGTCTATTTTGATTATAAGATAAAGTGTATATTTTTAACCCACTTATATCATTCAATCTATGAACATAACACTTGGCAATATTACCAAACTTAGCTGGTAAATTAAGAATTCTTGCTTGATAATCTTCACGAGTAACACATCTTAATTGAGAAGCAAAATGTGTTTTTGCATTTTCCCTAATCTCATCAACAGTTTGCCCATCAGTTCCACCACTTGCTGGTTCTGGATTAGTTACAGTTATAGTCACACCCGCAGGTGCATTCTGCACATCCGTTATTTCGCCAGCTTGTGCATTAGCATTTGGTCCACCACCAACTCTATAAGTCACAGTCATTATAGTGTTTGCAGGAGTCTCTCCTAAATTTAATGAATTGTTTGTAGTTAAATTATTAATACTAGCATTTATTACTGAACTCGGTACACCAGATAAATTTATACCTTGTTGTTCGACCATAGAAAAAATACTAGCACCAGAAGAACCTGATATATTTAATCTATACAAACCATTTCCAAATTGTAACTTTGTATTATTAGTATCCGGATCGACTTTCTTAACAAATTTCTTATTAGTTTTAATATACTCTATAGTATATGGTATATCAATAGAAGCAGAAAGACCGCCTACTGGATCTTGATTATCAGCACGGCCTCTTCCATCATTTGAATAATGAGTTTCTTTAAGTATTCTATCCTGTGTCAAATAATCTACTTCATACCATTTGTTATCTGAACTATCTTTTACATTTAATATTTCAACCACATTGGTTACACCCAAGTCCAATTCTAAAAATTTCGTTGGACTTGATATAGTAAAAGATTTTGTTTTTGTTTCACCGGAAACTGCTTGGACATATCTCGTTAAAGTATAACCAATAGCTTCGCCATTTGCATTAAAAGAAGTCGGTGCGCCAACTGCAGGTACATCCGGTGAGCCGGAAATTGTAAAATCCACCTCACCCAACGTCTCAAATATTAATTCAGTATTAACATTTGATTTAACTTGTAATCCAACATCAATTGGTGATTGTAAATTAATAGGTAAACTACCATAATCTGGCTCATAATTACTATCAGCATTAATATTAGTAGTGACCTTCAATTTAACTAAAGATGGAGTTGATGGTGTGGTTTTATATCCCATAAACTCTGCAAGCCGTCTAACATTTCTCTTCTCTGTAGCAGTAGCTAAAACATTTTCTTTATAATTGTAATCTATATAATAAGACAAAACATCACCAACATAACTTGCCAATTCAATCAACATCATACCAGGAGATGTTTCATTAAAATCTTTATAAGTATCTGGAAAATAAGCCTTAGTATATTCAATCAAGTCTGACTTAATCGTAGAAAAATCTTTACTTGTGTAGTTGATATTCGATGGTTTATATTTTTGTTTTTCTGAATATGGCATTTTTTTACTCCAACACAACCCCAACTGTTTCTAAAGAATTAGGTGCTTTCTTAATATTAAATACTATGTTAATGTTAATTTTATTCCTATCTTCTGTGATTGAATCAGAACTTATTTCTATATCTCTCAACTCAACAAATGGAAGCCAAGTTTCAAATGTATCCACAATATCATTTTCAATTTGAATCCTAACATCTTCTGTAATTTGTTCAAATACAAATCGTTTTAAATTCATCCCCAGAAATGGTTGAAACAATCTTTCACTTCTTTCAGTCTTTAATAAAAGCTTTATATTATTTTTAATTGCATCAACAGTAGTCTTACTTGTTTTAAAATATCCATCACCATCTGGTACACGACCAAATGGAAAATCAATCCCAACACTTACTCTAGTGTCTTTATCTTCAACAAATTGATTTGTTCTTCTATCTAGTATTGGCATCTCTTACCTATTATATTCCAGCCGGAAAATCAGTTGTCTCGGATGCATGAATTGAACCTACTTTAACTTTAGTTGTATATGTATTTATTGGCTCTAACGGCATTCCCGTCATACCCTTTCCTGTTCTACTTAAACTCGCCATACCTGGACCAGCACCGGTCATCACTGGTGCATTCATTTCCACAATCACCCAATCTTGTCTTTTCATATATTCTGTAATCGCTTTAGCTAAACCACTAGCAAGCTTATCAACTTTCTTTTGACCTTCCGATGAATTGTTTACATACTCTTCACCTAAGTTTTCAACTAAGACATCATATAAATCCGATTTAAGCCCCATTTTTAAACTTCGCCTTTTCGTCTACTTTTTTCATTACTTCAGAATAATTTTTCGTAAATGCATTTGCCAAATGTTCTGGTAATTGTTCTGTATTATCTTGCACGGATTGAACTTCAGCTTCACCTTTACCATCAACAGATTTCCAATCATCAGATTGTGCAGTTTCTTTAAGTAACTCATGTAGCATTTTATTGTGTGTTTTAGGTACGGAAACTTTTTGTGTAACACTGGTAACGTTAGTATCGGAACTGACAGGTTTTTTTATCACGTTTTTAAGACTTCTATCTTGTCTCGTATGTGTACTAGCTTTATTCATATTACTAGAATTACTCTTAACTACTATTTCATTTAACTCTTTACGAAGTCGAGAAAAACTATAATCTAACTCTTCTCTTACTACTTCTCTAATTAACTTTTTAAATGCTGATAACTTCATTATTTTACCCCTGTTGTTTTGCTTTTAGCCGACCCCCAGGTTCACCTGGATTTGGTTCTATAAAATGATGACGACTATAAAATCTTGGACCACCAATTGATCTATCAGATAATGGTACACCTTTTTCTGTATCATATTGTGGTTTATATTCATTGCTTAATTCTTTCATTACTTCATTTATCCTTGTAGTCAATGATATACCCTTAGCATCCACCAGTGGTATTGGTACACCTTGAACAAGAGCATGTGCATCTTGTAAAATACTTGTAATTACTGCTAAAAATTCTCCTAATTTATCACCTAATACCATAGGTTGAGTCCGTTGTTTAGCACTCTTACCTATATAAATATTCTTTGACTCTAATACTGTGAATCCTTTATTTGTTAATGTAAAGTTTTTTCCAGCACCAAAGTTTATGTTACGAAATGCTGAAACGGTTATATCATTTTCTTTTGCATCAAAGGTTATCTTATCAGAAAAAATTATCATTTGATCTTTTTTAATTTCAGGTACAGTTGATAAACCATAATTATAATCAAATTCATTTTCCTTATCTATATTATCATTACCATATCCTATTTTGAATCCTTTATAACCAGTTTCACTTTCCATCTCATTTATAATTTTACTATCAGATGATAATAAATAATCTTCAGAGTTTTCAAATGGTCCAGTAGGGAAATGTTCTTTAATAGAACCATCAGAAAACATAGATATGTTAGACCCATCATTTCTGTTTTCAACAAATCCATTTCTATTATTTGATATGGTTATCAATGGATAAATCCCTTTAGATCCTATTCGTATGGAATTTGAATGTCTACCTTCTAATACTAAATCAGTAAATTTTGATACAAGGTCGGGTTCTGAATTTCTATCTACTGATCTTTCTACGCCAGGAAGACCTTCCTGTGGAAAATCCAATGGTGATTGATATTTTTCTAATTTAGATACAATCTTTTTTGGAAATAATTTACCATAACCACGAGAGTCATCACTCGCCTTTATTGCTTTTCTAAAGGTATGATCTGGAGTATAATTGGGATTATTAGATACATTTATTGGGCCCAAGTAAAAAATCTTACCTTCAATATTTGTATAAATTACAGCATCACCTCTTGTTATAGAATCATTTATTCCTCTCAACAATGGCTGAGCTAATATTGATTTTTTTATAGATGGTAACAAACCACGTGTAGGAGAAAGTAAAATTAATTGACTTGAATCTGGCGGTTTTAAATCTAAATTACCAATATAATTTGAAACATCAACAGCTGATGAAAAAACTCTTTCTACGTGACCCAGCTTAAATTCAAAATCAGGATTAATAGTTGAATCTACTGTTTGACCAAATCTATTTATAACAGATGATATTGGATGTCTATATTTATTCGACATTAACTCTCTATCCTTTTTCTAATCTTATCCATTTGCATTCCATCCGATTTATCTTGAAGTGAAGCTGCTGCTTCTTCTAAAGAATCCATCAGTTCTTGTTTTTCATCATCAGATAATAATGATGTATCTTCAGTTAAATCAAATTGTTTATTCATTATACGCTGAATAACAGTTGCTAATTTTAAAAGATTATCATCATTCTTTACTGCAACATCAAATAGTTCTTTTAGAACTGGACCTACAATAGCGATATCTTCTATTCCCTGAATGTAACCATGTACCTCTTGGATTAAAAGATCAATCTGAGTCTTTTTTAATTTAGAATTCTCGTATATCTCTTGAGATAAATCCGAGAATTTTTTATCACCGAATATGTTAAAATCTTTTTCCATAACATTCTAATAATAAATATAGAATGTGTGGAAAGTTATATAGAACCTGTTTCGTTTAAGTTATTAAGGTGGCCACGCGATAATACTTCTTCATGAATCTTGGGATATATTTTACGAAATACATTAGATACTTGAGTTATTTTAGATGTTTTAACATCAGTCATTTCACGTATCATAATATAAATTGCTTTTTTATTAAAGTTATCAATAGAATCTCTATTCTTACATAAATACAATATTGATTCAGCAATTTTTCTATCATTTTCTTTTGGAAATAAAAATTCTAATTTCTTGTCAAAATATTCTAAAGTCTTATTAAATATATCATTTGTCACAGAATATTCTATTACATCATCAGTCTTTCCTTTATCATACAAAGAATTTATATCATCGTGAGTTTTTAATTTTTTGTAATTAGCATTATTATTAAGAATTAAATAATTTTTAGCAACTACAGAAAAATAACTAAATGCTTTACTACCTTTGGTTTCATCAAACTTATGCATATTCATTACTAAATTAGATACTACTTCGTGTTGTAAATCTATAAACCCATAATCAAAATATGAAAACTTATATGTATTAATTATATTCTCTGCTAATTTCATAAAAGCAGGATGTATCTCTTCTGTATAAATTTTATGTCTAAATTGAATATCGTCTGAACGATTATATTCTACAATGGCATCATGTACTGGAGTACCAAAATATATTTTACTTTTCTTTTTTCTCTTGCGTTTCATTGTCAACCTCTTCTGTTTCAAATAACTCTTCCAATTGATTACCAAGTTGTTTTAATTCATCAAAGAAAAAACCAACTTCATCATCGGCTTCAAAGTGTCCCTTATCATCTATCAATTTAAGTTGACGGTTTATAGTTTCAATAGTATTATTTATATTTAGTATTATGTTTTCATATATAGTAATTCGTTTTAATGCATAAAAAGTCATTACACCAAATGATAATGCAATAACTCCAAGTAAAATGGTTATTATTAAGTGTAACAATTAATAAGCTTTTTCTATTTCTTCTATCTTATCTAGAACTATTTCAATTACATTTAAGACATATTCAAAATCTTTTTCGTCTTCTGCTTGTATTAATAAATCTTTTATTTCTTCTAAAAATATTAATATATCATCTTCCATTAAGATTCTCCAATAATTTCATTCATTAATTGATGAATTTCATTATCGTCAAATTCAAAAATTTGTGTATCTAATTCTTTTAAAAATAAAGCTTTCATTTTTGAATATTGTTTCATTTTATTAGCAAGTAATTTTTCATCATCATCTGAAATAATATCTAATATATCATTTACACATTCATTTAATTCTAATAATCTGTCCCTAAGAACAGACATAAACTCTTTATTTCTTTTAGTTTCATTTTCAAGACTGTCTAATCTATCTAAGATGATAGTGATTGTATTAACGATCTCATTTTCTGTAATTGCCATATATTCATAAGTAGTTTCTTCGTTAAAAAAAATCAATTATTGTTATGTTTAATTATTATTGTTCTTCTTCGTGCCAGGGGTATAAACTATTTAATTGTGATTTGGAAATTTTACCAACTATAGTTTGTTTTTTATCTTTAGTATCATATCCTAAATGTTTAATTATATGATATACTTCTTCATCATCAGTTAATGAATGAGGTATATCACCATATCTTTCATAATGACCATCTGGTCCTGTATAATAATCTGCCGCATCTGCTTCACTTCCCATCTCCACTTTCAATTCACAACCCAAATGATTAGTATCTGAACCAATGTAATCATAATCTACATCAAAAGTATTTTCACCACAAATAGAACATACCCATTTTTCTCGTTCACGTGCTATTTGTTTATCCACTTCACTATCTTTAAGATATGTACCATTGGACTTTAAAGTCGCAGCTACCGTAGTAGCAATAAGTTCACGTGCACTATTAGAAGATAAAGTTATTTGTCCCGTAGACATATCATCTAATACATCTTTAATTAACTGTTTCATTTAACGCCTCTTTCTTACATTGTTTCCAATTATTAATAGCAATTGTTTCTGCTATCATTTCATATGGATTATTTTCATCTTCATATCCCATATTAATATATCTAGTATACCAAGATGGTCTTTGTAAATAATGAACATATTCATGGATAATTGTTTCAATTAAATCATCAATATTTTTTATTTCATTGACATATATTGTTATTGTATTCTCATCAATATTATATTCACCCATCATTTTTAAATCATCATTTTCAAAATCCAACCACGGGTCATGTTCATGATATTTACTTAATCCGAATTCATTTACACACCAATCAATTACTTTCTTACCAATGTGCTCAAACTTATTCATTATTGATATATATCCATCCCAGCATCACTAAGAGTTTCTACTTCTTCTCTGCCATCACAATCAGAATAATCATCTACTCCGATATCATCAAGGTCTTCTTCGGCATAATACTCAAGATTGACTCGTTTATTTTTTGGATAATTAGGATCATCTTTCATTGTTTTTTTATCGATAGATTTCATTTGTTTTTTATCATCATCAGTTAACATAAACTGTGATAAGTCTATTTTCTTTTTCATTAGTAACCTCTTATTGTTTATTAATTAATTGTTGGGGACACAGAAGAAAGGAAGAAAGAACTATGCCCCCATTAGAACCTCTAAATTGAGATTCAATTCTTTTATAGAACGATAACCTATTTGAATATCCAATGTAATATACGAATAAAATTTCTAATTGTCAAGCTATTTTTTACTACTACTAACCAAATTGCTCGATACTTGAGCACTTAATAAGGATTGAATTGTAAAATATAACGATGGGTTTCTTTTTAATAACTCTTTAAATTGTTCTTGTTTCCACACCAATATTTCCGAATCATGTTTTACAACACAAGTTGCAGTCGCCGGTTTCTCTGTAAGGAATGACATCTCACCGACAAATTGCCCGTCCTTTAATTCTGCTACTTTTTCTTTATCTACAGCAACATCAACAGTTCCATTATAGATTAAATTTAAATCTGGAACTGGACGACCTTGTTGAGTAATAACTTCACCGGATTTAAAATGTATCCAATCTGCAATCTTTGTAATTTTTAAAAATTCTACAGGTGTCATATTTTTAAACATAGTTTCATATAACTCCTTATGTTTAGGACTCATATGAACTGGTCGTTTTTCATAAATGATAACCGCTATATGATATAGATTAACTGTAACAAATACAAAGTTCCACCCAATAGCAATCCACATTGGTTCTATAGGAATAAAGTAGTTGTAAAAAACACTAAACAAACTTGCTATAATAGAAACAGTTCGTAACCATAATATATCCTTTACTAAGAAAGAAAAAGCTATTAGCCCAAAAGCTAAATGTCCTGCAATAATACCTATATTCATTTTTTACATATTGTTGTATACTCGTTTAACATAGAAGTTAGACCTTATATATTTTTCACTATACTTTTTTGTGACAGTTGGACCGTGACTATATGCAGTTAGCAAAGCATCTAAATTATCAAAATGATTATTCAATTTAGATAAATATTTAATACCAACCGTAACATTCACATACGGATCAAATAAATCATCTTTGGGTGTATTGAATTCTGTTATAGCAGTTTCAGGTAACACTTGCATTAAACCAATAGCTCCACTTTTTGATACTGCTTTGTGATTCCAACTTGATTCAGTTTGAATAACAGCTTTAACCATTTCATAATCTACACCATACTCATCACATAAAGCATTTACATATATAAGTAGATGTTTGAGTTTAGATTCATTTAAAGTAGATTTAATTTCTGATGCTTCTATTTCAAAGTTACCTCTTATAAAAGGCTCATCGACCATCCTGACTATTGTCTCTGTTTTGGTTTTAAGTACAGGTGGTTTATAAATAATTTCTTTATATAAAACTATAGATAAAGAAGTCACTAAAATACCTAATAAAAAATGTAACTTATTATTATCATTTATCATGATTATGTTCCCTTTCGTTATTATTAATAAATAGTGACCCCTTATCTTTAAGTCGTTAATATGTGAGGACTAAGAATTGGAGCCACTATTTAAGTATTTGGAATTTAGGTGGGATGTGATACTGACATACCACAAGTGTCATCGGTCTTGAATGATTTTGAATACTCATGCTACTAACCCAATCGGTTATGATTGGTTACTTCTTATAGTGGTTAACTACGTTGAAGTGAACACAACTTCTGTTAGCACACCTTATCCATCACTCACGGATTATTAGGTAATAAAGTAAGAACCTCAGTATTTCTACCACTCTCTTACAATGAGCCAGAAAAGTAGTCGTTTTCTGTTTCATGACACATCTTTCAGTTCACAATGTCTTGATTCCTATCGCCCACATTCGAGCCGGGTTCTGCCCTTAGGGAGTTCACCATAAACGAACTTACTCAACAATAACCCCCTTCTCCAGAAAAAGGTTTATTCTGTCAATCCCACACGAAGATAGCAAGTCTTCGTGCTTCCTATTTCCAAATTGTCAAAAAACTATGGGTTGATTCCAGATGTCGTTAAGACAAGCAGTGATAACTTAATATCCTAGTCAACCCAAATGTTTAATTTTTTACTTCATAACTTACTGTTAAATCAGCGCCATCTAAAATAGCTTTTTCAAGATTATCTTTCAAACCGTATAATTCATTTCTAGCACTATCCACATAAGACCTACTATCTTCATTAGCGTTATATTCTGGTAAAGAATAGAAAGCATCATCTAATGTACCTTCTATTATTTCTAATTCAACTAATATTTCTTTTAAAGTCATTTTAACTCTCCTTTATATTAAATAATTTGGACCTGTCCATTGATACCAATTGGTATTAGTATCATAGATAGAACCTCTAACATGTTTTGCTGGAGCTCTCCAACTAGCAGCTTTAAATACATCACCTTTTTTATAAGGAATTCCCTTATGTATTCCATCTGTTTTAGCGACAAATCCCCATACCGAATTTTCTTTGATTATCTTATCAAATTTTCTACCAGATTTTACTGATAAACCTTCTTTGAAATTTTCCCTTGTTCCTGTTGAGTCATCCCAACCACTTGTCCAATTCTTATAATCTTCATTGATACCTTCGAGAAGGTCAACAAGACGATTTTCATAATCTGTTTTTGGATTGAAATAAAAACTCATTAATATATCTCCCCAACAGTATTTTCCAATCCACCCCACATTAATAGTGAGTTTGTAAGAACATCATCATTTTCTGTCCACATCTCATCAGATGGTTCTTCCCAATAAACTTCACCAGAATCATAGTCATAAATTTCTATGATATAAGCATCATTATCTTTTTCGTGCCAAACAACAGATAACGTTGACGGTACAGCACCATCTGGTATTAAATCCAATTCATCCATCAAGTCACCAAGAGTAATATTTTCAACTCTACTATTGGGTCTGTCTACAGCAATCATATAAGTTTTTCCAAAAATTGTTTCGTTTAAATTAGACATTATCTATTTACCCCCCAAGTATTCAGGTTCCCCAACATTAAGTTTACCAAGTAACCAATCTTCCTCGGTTGGTTCTTCAGTAGGCCAGTTTCCACCAACCATAACTTTGTTAGCATTTTTAGGTAATGTAACTTCGATTACCTCGTCTGGAACTATCTCCACACCATTGACGGTGACAGTTTCCGTTGGATTTTCTAAAGTTCTAAATTTCATTGTTTTCATTATTTTTTCCCTTTTTTCCATACCTTAATATACACATAAAAACCTATATAAGTCAAGCATTATTTTCACTTTTTTTATCTTCTTTTTCCCATTCTTCCAGTATATCTTCAAATACTGAGCGGTACTCCTCAGGAAAGGATGGTGCTAGCACTACTTTATATTTTTTATCCTTCTCTGCCCTTTCATTAACATCTACGGGAATCCCTGATTTAAAAGAGTTCCATAATGCATCATATGCTAACTCCGCATTCCAATCTACACGGATTGTACTTGGATGTTCTATTGCTTCTAAACATTCCCATATGTAATCCCATAAGTCTATGTTATCCAGAAAATCACCATTAGGATTGATATCACCTGAGTAATTATTAACCAACTCATTTATAAAATCCCTATCATATTCTGGTGATGGGAATTCGTCTATTATACATTCATTTAAGTTCATTATTTATTTCCTTTTTTTAACACCTAAATATACTGCTAAAAACATATACAAGTCAAGCATTATTTTTACTTTTTTTAGTATTTTTTTCAACTCTTTTTTTAAATCTGTTATACATTTTATTTAATGATTGTCTTTGTTTCAAAGTAAGACTGCCCTTTTTCTTAACTTGCTCTCCTATGCTGTTTAAGAAATATTCAGCACCAGATTCATAATCAGTAGAGTATTTAGCATCAAATAATGTATCTTTGATAAGTTTAATTTTTTTCATAGATTCATCTACATATACTTTTTTTTCTACTTGATAATTAGGATCTTTTTCTTTTATATACCATTTAGTATATCTACTAATAATACCTTTAATTGCTGATTCCATCTTAACTGAAATCTTTCTACCACTTGTTAAAGCGGTATACATAGAAACTATAAACTCACGATATTCACCATCAGTTAAAAAAGACGAGTCTTTTAATATATGGTCAAGTTGTTGTATTTGCTTACTGTATTTATCAGCATTTTCTTTAACTAATTTAGAATTAGTTTTTGGTTTCTTATAATACTTTTTTGAGTTCACAGTTCTTTATTAGATATCTTAGTTAACTGACCAGCATATTTCAGCATTTTCTTACGAGCAATTTTCATTTGTTTATATGAAAGAAAATTAGCTTTATTATAAAACTCCACAAAAGAACTCATTATTTCACCGTCTACGCCACTAAAACCGACTCCATTATGAACATGAGTATCACCAAAAGCCTTTTCACTTTCGGTTTGTAAGTCATAAATTCGTTTCATACCACGAATGACAGCGTCATCACGACTTTCTATCAAACCTTTAATTTCTTCTTTAGTCCAAATTTTCATTTTTTTGCACAATACCAAGTACAATAATTACCATTATGATACTTGATAACTGCCTTAATTTTTTTACATTTTTGACAAATCATCGTTTTTTCCCTTTTTTCCATATGTGAATATACGAACAAAAACCTATACAAGTCAAGCATTATTTTTACTTTTTCCATAATTTTTTAATATAGTTTTTTCTAAATTTTCCTTTTTATCATCGTCAACATTATACCACTGCATCACTAAACTTACAGAATAACCTAATATCTTATCTTCTAATATTTTTAATTTACTTAAATATAATTCTTCCCAATCAACATCATCTAATACATCTACTTCGTATTTGACAGCCATTATTATTATCTCATCAAAATCATATTCATCGACTATTTTTTTTAATTTAGTAAAATCTTTATGGTTTCCTGTTTTAGTATCTGGATGAATTTTCAAAGCTAACTTCTTATATATTTTATCTATATACTTACCTCGTTCTTTAGGCTCTACGATATCTTCCTTTATTCTAGCAGAAGCTTCTTTTTCAGTTTTTACTATATCAAGTTTGTTCTTAAAATACTTATCAAATTTAGCAGTTGCATCATTAAAAACATTTTTTTGATGTTTCTCTTCTAATACAAAATAATTATACTTAGCTCTTAATCGATCAAGATAAAGATCGTCCATTAATTAATAACTCCTTTTCTTTTCATATCATTCTGTATAGCATCTACAAAGTCTTTAGCTTCTCTTAAAGAAACTTTCGTATCAAAATGCGTATCCATCACTTCTCTATAATATTTAATAGCAGTTATTTTAGCACCTTGAGCTAATTGTTCTTCAATGGTTTCATGTACTTCCATTAAATCTACATTATCACCATCAAGTTCACCATTTTTAATTTTATTTCTGAACTTCCATATTCTATTTGCACATTTCATCATAGAAATTAAGTCTTCTTTCCCTTCCAGGTCTTGTACGTTTTTACCAGCATGCCAATCTTCTACTTTCTTTAACATTTCCATTGCTGTTACAAATTGAATACTAAACAATGAATTCTTTTCACCTGACTCCTCTGGTTCAGTTTCTTCACATAACTTAACTAGCATATCCAACTTATTTAATATAAGTGTTTTATCCATTATCCTTTAACTCTCTTAGCGTCCAGCTATACGTCCTTTATAATAACCCCCACCCGGTATATTTACTTGATTTCCTTGTCTTAATGATATTTCGTCATCTATATCACTCCAAGACATATTTTGTAATAGTTCCCAATCAGGTTCTAAGTTAGCATTCTCAATTGGTACATCTATTTTATATCTATGCCACATTTTATTCCAAGCCTTTACAGTATCCTTGTTAAAAGAGTAATCAGTACCAAATCCTTTTTTACTATTAATTACAGCACAATACATATTATCTACAAACTCCCAATCTGTTTGTTTCCATACTATTGAACCTTCTTTATTTTTCCGTACTGTACGATTATCCATATTCTCCCAGCCATGTATATGAGTCCAATCTTCTATACGACTTCGTAATAGTAATAACTTTTCTGCTAATATTTTTTGGTTAATCATTTAATTTTCTTCGTCCTTTATCCATATATTTCTTTGAAACCTTTCTGACCATTCACTGTGACCACAACAATCTTTTGTTTTAAATTGATGTATCCAAAGTGCTAATTCATCATCGGTAGGTATTTCTCTCCAATCTTTTCTTTCTGGTAGTGGCACCCATATATTTTCTACTTTATCTTCTTTCATCCGCTTTCTTATATGAGCGGCTAATTCTTTATTGTCTATCATTTCTTTTTTCTATTGGAATTCTTTCCCAATATAATCCTTTATAATACCAATCACTATTACATTTTGGATGTATCTTACCATCACATTGACAAACTAATGCTACAGCATGAGTTCTACCATATATTACTTGTTTCGTATCTTTACAATCGTCACACGACCAAAGTATATTTCCATTAGATATTCTTGGATATAATATTAACATTTGAGTGCCGGATGAGAATCGAACTCATCTATACGGGTTTGCAATCCGTTGCCTAACCACTCGGCCACCGACACATTAAAAGTCTCCAGGTGCTACTTGGAAACAAGTAATACCATTATCTCTCCACATATCAACAACCTTTTGTCTATCATCAACTGTCATGAAAACATCATTCTTATCAACAAAGGTATCTAACATCTTCTTCTTCAAAATGTCATCCGGCATAAATCTCATATCGGGAGTGGCAGGATTACCATCAGCGATTGGCCACGATTTGTCTTTAAACTTGTCAGGTCTCATAATTAACATATCAAACGGAACTTTATAAGAACTTAACCACCTTTTAGTTGCATCAAATGATCTATCATTCCTACCACTAAATATAACTATCTTAAAACCATCTTTCTTAAATAGTTGTGCCATCTTGATAACAGGACGATTTGGTTTATCAAACATTATATTAACAGGATCAAAAAAAACATCCCAATCCATTTTACTTAAAGTAGGTTTTTTACCTGATGGGCTACTAGCCATCTTTCTTCTTTTATCTATGATAGCAAGAGTGCCATCTAAATCGAATATTATTGTGTTTTTCATAGTATAAATTTACAAAGAAATTACTATATAAGTCAAGTACTTTTTTGTATTTTTTTGTTATTTATTATAGATAAATGGGTTTTAATGCCCATTTTTTTCCTTAACTAACGGAGAATAAACATGAAGGAAGCCATTAAAACGGTCAAAGGATATGTAGATGACTTAGCTTATCTTATGATGTCCTTTGTAGCCATAGGTGCTGTTGCTGAAGTAATATTTGGTACTGGTATCTTTGGTGTTAATGTTATTGGAAACCTGACATCAATCATAAACACATTCGGTGAGTCCGGATTTGCTGGGCTCGTCGCCTTGTTGGTGTTGGTGGGTTTATTTCGTAAGTAGGTAAGTAAAAACGGGGATGATGATTTCCTACTTTCATCATCCCCACGGTTTTTGCTATTTTTTACTTGCTTTAATTAAGGTCATATATTCTTTATTTGTTATATCACTTGTTCCAAAAAGTCGCTGACTAACTTCATCAGCATTATTTGCATATTTATCTTTCATTTCATCTAAGAAATCTTCAAGATGTAATGATGTAATTTTAGTTCCGCGATTAACAAGACTATCTACTAATTTTATATAACCGGTTACTTCTGCAATTGCAATTTGAACATGAACGCCATATTGTTGTAAATATTCCAATGTAGCTTCTTTCCCTCTACCATATTCTACTAAATTTCTATACAATAACTCAAATCCCCTACGAACATGATGAGCTTTCTCTTCTTGTTCAAATTCAAACTCACTCCAATTATCAATATCATTATTCTCTTTAATAGAATCATAAGCATCCATTAATATCGCTATATCTTTTAAAGAACCATTGGCTTTGTTTTCTGTCATGGTTAAATTATGTTGTAACTTAATGGCTTTTGCTTGTTCAACATTATTTAAATCATCTTTCCTATTAAGTAATTTTTCTAACTTACTTTTCATTTTTGCCACATTATGTTGTGCTTCATATAATGCACTTTGTCTCTTTTCTATTTCAGCCATTACTTGTCGCATCATTCTCATAGGAGATTGACCATTAAGCATTGTTAATGTTGATAAAGTTAATGTTGTTTGACTATTATTTCTATCAAAAACTCTTGTTTGATTATAAATAGCAGGTAATCCAGCAGATACTCGTGCTTGTAATTCACTACTTTTATTATTTACTATTAAATCAGTTTTATTTTTATTCAGTATTGTTAAATCCATTTGTAACTCCATGCACATATAATGTGCTGTTTATTGTTATTTTATTAATTTTACTTAGTCTCCTGAGCAAGCAGTACGGTACTTCCAAGTAGTTACTAAATCACCAAAATCTGATGCATCATCAGTCGTAGCAATTGTTACGTAATCTATGTTGTTTATGTAACTGCCACCACTCCAAAGACCATAAGTTCCGTCTGAGCAAGCACCTGGACGATCAAGGCCGCCGCCGACACCTACAGCGATTAAATCACCAAAATCAGTTGCATCACTAGGTGTAGCAATTGTTACGTAATCTATGGTGTTATGCTCTCCTCCACCACTTCCACCACCCCAAAGACCATAAGTTCCGTCTGAGCAAGCACCCAAGTTATTTCTTCCAACAGTTAAATCACCAAAATCTGATGCATCACCAGTCGTAGCAATTGTTACGTAATCTATGGTGTTATACGTCGAATATCCACCACCCCAAACACCCCTGGTTCCGTTTGAGCAAGCACCAAGATAACGTCTTGCAACAGTTAAATCACCAAAATCAGTTGCATTAGCAGGTGTAGCAATTGTTACGTAGTCTATGGTGTTATTGTCCCCACCACCCCAAACACCATAAGTTCCGTCTGAGCAAGCACCTGGACTGCCCCTTTTATTAGTTAAATCACCAAAATCAGTTGCATCACTAGGTGTAGCAATTGTTACGTAATCTATGGTGTTATGCTTAGTCCATCCCGCGCTAGACCATCCTCCACCAAAAATACCCCTGGTTCCGTTTGAGCAAGCACCAGCATTAGTCCTTGCAGAACTTAAATCACCAAAATCAGTTGCATTACCAGTCGTAGCAATTGTTAAGTAATCTATGAAGTTGTACTGGTTCGAGCCGCCGGCGCTGCCTCCATTCCAAAGACCTCTGCCACCATAAAAAGCAGCAGTATCTTCTTCAGCAGCTGCAACAGGTTGTGGCCATGACCTACCTTCAACAATTATATCATCAATTTGAGTAGTTTGTATGTCACTAACAGAATCTATTTGTGTAGTAAGTTTACCTGATATTTTATATATACCCATTATGTAAATAAATATAATTCAAATTGTTTATTCATATTATGATCGCTTGTGAGCATTTAGCACAGAAGTCATCATTGAACCGAGCCATTTGTGTAGCTCGTTCATCAGATTGAATCAACTCCTTTAGTGGTTTATCCTTCACTGAACCAAAACTATACTTCTGGAAATAATCATGACAACAAAAATATACATTTCCATCAATTCCAAAATACAGATTATTAAAATAATTCATCCCACAAACGAGTTTTTTACCCTGATAGTTAGTTGTCTGATGTGGCATTGATTGTTCAGCACTTTTCACCCCCTTGAGCATCTCTGCCCGATCCACCAGACCGGTCATCTGAAGTTGTAGATTAGGAAATCTTTTGAACTTCTCATACACGGATAAAAAAGTCCTCTTATGAGATTCAGAACCATCTCCGTTCACCATGATAGAGACTGGAAAGTTAAACTGTGGAATCCTTTCAAGGAAGTAACAAAGCTGATAATACTGCTTATACATCATCTTGACTGATGTTCCGGTGACATTTTTCCAATCTTGCTCATCCATAGTTGGTATATTTAATCGAACATCATAGATATTCTGTGGATGCTCAATAAGAAAATCCACAAGTTCTTTTGTTATCCCAGATCCGTTACTGAGAAACCAATAATCGAATCCCATGTCAGTCATGATCTGAAGTTTCTCCTGGAAGGTTGGATCCATTGTGGGTTCGTTATACACGGAAAATGAAATCACATTCAACTGAGCTGGTGTATAAATAGATCGGACCTCTCGAAGAATGAACTGGAAGAAATCTAGATCCATATGACGGGTTTTCGGTGTCTCATAATGAGCATTCTGGCAGAACCAACACCGCCAATTGCAATTCGTATTATTTTCAATCTGTGCAATCCGAAAAGTAGTCGGTCGCATTATTGGATCCGCCTCTATATTTGAGACTTGTGTGTTTTGTTTAGCTAAGGAATACATAGTTTCCATTATGTCGAGTTTTTACTCTAGGGTCAACTACGACTTTATAACCGAGTTGTTGCAGTGTTCTACAAACATGATAATCCTCTGACAAGTAGATTCCATCCGGATCAATCGAAGTCTTAAAAACATCATAGTACTGACCTTCTTGTGTTTGTTGTCGCTCTTTAGTTATTTCCATAGAAGTCTTTACATAGACATCCCCATTCTGGATTGCATTATCAATCAAACTTGTAACTGCTTTCCTGGAAAGCATCATTGCTGCATTTCCAAGATGTTTCACTTCGAAATATCCATTTCCAAGATTCTTCGGGTCATCTATATTTAGAACAGGTGATCCATCAGGTCGGACCCCCTTCAAAGCAACTGGTGCACCGATTACATCATATTGAGAATTCATCATTGAAAGAACATCCCGACCATCAATTCCACAATCTGCATCCAAGAAGAACAAACGATCAACTCTGGTAAGTTGTTCGTAGAAAATTCTAATCAATGTATTGCGAGCCCGAGTAATCAGAGATTCATTACCTAAACAGACTGTTATAACTTCTATACCGGCTTGATGCATTGACATGATAGAATCGTGCCAATCCGTGTGAACCATTCCGCCGTATGCGGGAGTAGCGATACATAACAAAGGTTTCACTTAAACCAATCTCTTCGTCTTAAATATCCAAGTCCTGTATGGCTTTCAATTGTAGTGTTTTTAAATAGTGGAGCAGCTTCTTCCATATCTTTAATCTCACGATGTTCATACTTGGAAAGTAGATGAAAATGCTTTTCATCCTTCTCTTCTACTCTAACTAAAATACGTTGTGTTGTTTTACCTAATTTATATAACGCTAACCATCTTGACTGGCCCGGTTCCACAACCCAGTGGGTTCCAGACCATCTTCCTATGTTGGGATCAAGTTGTCCTTTAGAAGATATACTTTCTAAAATATCTTCGTTATAAGTTTGCTTCCAATCATTAAATTTAACATTGATATTCTCATCTTTTAAATATTCAGGATGGCTGGGCAAACTCGATAACGTTATTACATGTAGAGGTAATTTGGGGAAGTAATATGCTTTCATTTTTTTATATAACCTTTTAATGTATATCCATTATGTAAATAAATATAATCCAAATTATTTATGAGTAATATAAAGTTGTCCATACTTAGCACTTACTTCATTTATTCTTGCTAATGTCTCACCACCCACACATTCAGGACACCAACATATTTCTGTACCATATTCAGGATGAGTATGTTTAAATCTTTCCATACATTCACTATGTGTTTCTTCTCTTACTAAAGCCTTCTCTTCACCATACTTGTCAATGCCAGCAGTAACTATTCTTTGCCGTCTAATAGGCATCATATGGACATCTTCTAAATGGTCATAAAACTTTTGACCTGATTCAACTACTGCAGTACATAATATACATTTAGTCATTTTAATACCGTTACTTTAATTGTTTCTGTTTGATTGATTATGTGATAAATACCAGTTGGTATATCTTTAGTATCCCATATGTATTTACCACTTATATCCATTTGTTTTATTAATCTACCTGTCATATCATAAATAGTAACATAACCATTTCCAATTATATTTATACTACTATTAGATGGATTAGGATATGCTATCATCTTCGGTTCTAATAATAGAGAGTATTCGTCTGTCAATTCTTTAAATTCTGTTGGTGTTAATATTTGTTGTAAGTATTGTATTGCTTGTTGTCTATTTCCATTTAATATCTGCTGTAGTAATACAATAACATCTAATACATTTGAAGTACCATCATTATTTACATCTGAAGTTTCTATAGAACATTCACTTTCATTATGTCCTAATATAACATCTACTAACACCAGAATATCAAATATATCAATGAAATCATCACCATTTAAATTGCCAGTATAGAATATTAAATTATCACAATTATCACAGGCATCACCAACACCATCTAAGTCGATATCTTCTTGGGTTGGATTATAAGCATCAGGACAATTATCCATTCCATTATAAACACCATCGTTATCACCGTCTATATTTGCTAATGCTTCACTAATAATATTTACAATAACACCTGAATTGAATCCTGATTGTGCATATAATACGATACCTTGATGGTCTATAATAACATTGTATGGTACATACCCATCACCAAACATCGAATAGATATCCGAATCAGAATCATCCAACATAGGATATGTTATTCCGAATGCATTAACCCATCCTTCACACGAGTAAGTACTCCAATCACTACCTACACCTAATACTACTACTTGTTGGTTTTGATGTACTTGCCATATTTGTTCTGTAAGCGGAGCCTCCACTTGACATGATGGTCACCAGGATGTAAATAGATTCATCCATGTAATATTATGTAAACCATCTGTATTATAATCCCAGTAACCTTCACCATTATCACATATATCAGCACCAAAGTTATTAACTGTATCACCTACAGTATAAGTTTGACCCTTTAAAAATGTCGTATAGAATATAGATGCTATTGCAATAATTGTAATCCAACGTAATAAAACTATTGGCATCGTATCTTTCTTCATGCTCGACCTTGTATTTGGTCTACGATTAATTTATCTTTCTTCCATTGTTCTTGTAACCATCGTATAACAGTTATAAATTGAATGAATTTTAATGCGTGATCAAAGTTATATTTCTTTTTCATTTATTATATATACTCATACCACCAAAAGTAGAGCGGGTAACGTTTGTTTGAGAAAATAAACATATTCTCCATTACTTAAAGTAACTGTGCTCCCCATTCTTTTAATGATATGAAACTTTTATTGTCAGTAATAAATATAATACATTATTACATAAAATACAAGGATTATTTTTCTTTATCTTTACGTCTTAGTAAAACTGTAACATATTTACTTGATCGTCCTACATTGAAAGGCTCACCATATGTAAGTTCCCCTTCATATTCTAATTTATTTAATCTATCAGATAATACTTCTATTATACTATATATAGAATCAATCTTATCATGTAGTTCATTTAATTTCTTTGTAAACTCAACTGGCGGATGAGAGTTAATTGATAAGTCTTCAATCTGAGTCTTTATTTCTTCTTGAGTTTCTTCAAGGTTTTCTACTCTTCTCTTGCTAGCTAAGTTAGTATTATAACCATCTGGATCTTTAATTACGTTTAATAATTGTTTATACTTCTTATTTACTATATTTGTTTTCTCTATAGTATCAGCTTGCAGTTTTTTCCAGTTGTCTTTCATATAGATAAATATAACATATACATTGAACTTGATAATACTACACCTAATATATTATATAGCATATCATGATGCGAATAACCTGTGGTAAATATACCTTGATATGTTTCAAAGGATAAACCAACTAATAAAGATAATATAATAGATAATGGAATGCTATGTATATAAGTTAAGAAAAAATAAAACAATCCAAATGATATACCAAGATGAGCCTTTTTATCTGTTTTAAATTCATAAGTATCTTCTTTTATTTTAAATCTCATTATATCAATAAGTATAATATTGTAGTTTCTTTGTAATGTTATAAAAAAGCTATAGGGTAATGTTATAAAAAAGCTATAGGGTAATGTTATAAAAAAGCTATAGGTGAAAAATTGACCACGAAATGTTTGTCAGTATAGCCGGACTTCAAGTAGCGCTTAAACGTTGGTCAACCAAATGAAGATATTGTTTAACTTAGGGGGTCGCTATAAGGAAGAGCCGGGGGGAAGGAAATAATGAATATACCCCCGACTCTTTGGTAAAAGTGAGTCACCCACCTCGGAGGCCTTTTAAGTCGTATGGATTGGACCCACATGACAACCTCGGAGGTTGGGTGATGTTTAATTAGTTATTATTGGCATCGTCTATATCATGTTCTGTAAAGAGCTCTTCAGCTGAACCGTCTGTTACGAACTTCTGAACGATCTGTTTGACAAAGGTACGTTCACTATCGACTCCACCACTCGCGTCATACTGAGGATAAATGGTGATGTCAGCTGATTCCAATAATGAGAATCCATCGAATAAGAGACCAGCAATTTCTACTGATGTTCTTGTCGATATACCACTACCTATACGTGGGTTATCAGTCATAGCTTCGGTACGAGTTAAGAAAGATATTTTTGCTACATTACTAAGAGTGTCAGGATTAACAGTTGGGAACATGTAAGTAAGAAGACCATATTCTTCTTCTTCATTAAGTAGGTCAACTTCGATTACCGTGAACCTATCATGAAGAGCTTTATCCAATTGACGAGTCGCGGTATATTCGTTACCTATGTTCGCAGTCGCGATAAAGGTGACACCATCCGCAACTTTAATTGTCGCCTGACCGTCAGCCTCATCCAACCTAAGATATCTTTGACCATAGTCAAGGACTGTCATAAGGATGTTCCACGCGTCGGGATGGGCTCTTGTAAGTTCGTCTAACAGTACGACCGCGTTAGGGGTCTGAATTGCCTTGACGAATAATGACTCGGAAAAGAACGTTCCCTTCTTTTTATCATAATGGACATTACCAATTAAGGTAGATCGTGGGTCTTGAGTAGCCCCCAAGTTAAAGTAGAAGTTAGGTCTATCAAGAGCGTTGATAAGAGACTTGGCGGACAAGGTTTTACCACAACCGGCTTGACCAGTCATCATAATGTTCTTACCTCTTACGGCTGACCTAATGAGATATTTCCATTTTAGTTCATTCATCACCAAACCTTTTGGTTTAAGTGAATATGAATTATGTATAAAATCTACAACTTCATCATGACCTTCTGGTATTTCTACATCAGAGTCGGGCGTGAGAACGGTAGATTTTGTATCAAATTTGTCCATTGGTACTTTCCACCAATATACACGACCACCTTTACCTTCTCTACATTCTAAGGCCATACCAGCTTCAAATGCTGATTTCCTCGTGGAAGTCCCTATATAGGACGTTAATTTATTACCATCATTATCCCAAGCATTAAATCTATTTCCCGATTTAACGACTTGAACGACAGTTCCGAATTTTGGTTTTGAATTCATTTTTTTATTTCCTTTTTTTATTATTAAAATTTTAGTCTAAGTAATACTCAGAATCTTCAAAATCATCATAACTCATCATATCATAGAGTGGGTCACTACTTTCCATCTCTGATGTATCTTTGAAAAAATCATTTAAAACTAATTCTGATAGATGATTATGTAACGTATTATTAGTAGTGGCACTATTGTCAGTCATATCTTTCATATCTTCGAAAGCCGCGCCTTTACTACCATATCCA